AAATACTCTTGTGGTCGCAAATGTTTTTGGATTTCATAGAAGAGGACACACAAATGAAACTGTTGTTCGTGATGCAGTACATGGCTCTGTTCGTGTCAGTAATCCTTTTGAGATGATGTAATGAATGAAATAAAAATTTATTCCAAGAGTAAAAATGATTGGGGAAAACATTTTCTTCTGCATAAAGTCTTTACTAAACTTTCTTCAATAAAGGAAGAAAGAACCGATCTCGTAGAGCCCGAAGAATTTATACAATGCTCTCTTTTAAAAATGAATAAGGGAAAAACTTTTAGACCGCACAAACATATCTGGAAATCTCTTTCATCTCCAATGGTGATTGCACAAGAGTCATGGTTTGTCGTAAAGGGGAGAGTTAAGGCCTTCTTTTACGACTTTGATGATGAACTACTACAAACTGTAGAAATGACTTCTGGTGACGTTTCTTTCACGTTTAAAGGGGGTCACACTTACGAAATCCTCGAAGATGGTACTCAGGTCATGGAATATAAAACTGGCCCGTATGAGGGTGTAGAAAAAGACAAAACTTTCTTGAAGGAATAAAAAATGGATTATCATGTAAGAGGTGGGATTGGAACACAGATCATGCAGTTTCTAGCTGCAAATTCTATCGCATGGGAAAATAATGAAAAAGTAGAAAAAATTATTCTTAATTGGGGTCACTATCCAAATTGGATGTATGATGATTCAAAAAGAGGAAATCATCTTGTAGATGTAAATTATATTCAAGAAGTTTTTCAGCACATACAGCTTCCTAAATTTGAATCAATACAAGGTCAAAATAAAACAAACTTTTTTCATACACCTATTGCAGAGTTGATGATAAAACATAGAGATCGTTTGATACGGGCCTTTCCAATCTTTTTTCCTATAGAGTTAGGACAGTTTCCTTTTCAAAGAAAAAACTATGAAATGATAAATGATTCAATGATCTTGCACGTAAGAGGAAAAGACAGACCAAATCTAACGCAAGAAGAATATTCTAGTATATGGAAATTAAATTCAAAAGAAGGTAAATATATCATAGGTGATGATGAAGAATTGATAAAGAAAGTTGCAGGAAGCAACTCTTATTGTCTTGGTAATGATTCGGCAAATCCTTCAGAAGATTTTCTTACTCTTGCATATGGAGAGAATAATATTGTGTTTAGTGGATTTACAACATTCACTTTTGCAGCTGCATTTCTCAATCGAAATTCTTCTTTCAAAATTGTAAGAGGGAGAGATAAATTTTCGGGTGGTATAAATAATAAAGATTGGGATGCTATGGATTACTTTGAATCGGAAATGAAGAACTTAAAATTTTTGGATATTGTAGTATGAACATATTATTTTTATGTCGTGAAAATTGTAAAAAATCAGATGCAGCTTATTCTTACATAAGTAAGTTTAAAGATTGGGAAATCACAAGAATAAAAGAAAGTGAAAGAGGAAAGGCAGAGTTGCCTGAAATTCTTTTTCCTGTTGATTATATTTTTTGTTTTAGATATCCTAAAATTCTCACAAAAAAACAAATAGAAGGTGCAATGGAAGGTGCGGTTAATTTCCATCCTGCTCCTCCACGTTATCGTGGGTCAGGTGCAATCAATCATGCTCTCTATAATGAAGATGAAACATTTGGAGTAACTGCACACATGATAAATGACTCAATTGATGGAGGTGAGATTGTTGGACTACGTGAGTGGGGTATCGACCCATCATACAACGTTGAACTTCTTTTAAAAGTTGCAGAGGCAGAACTTCTTGAGCTGTTTAAAGAGGTCGTAACTGATTTATATTATAATGATGAAAAACTTTTTGATCGTCAATACCTTTATAAAATTAAAGACATACGTTTTTCTGGATATCCTCACTCAATAAGTGAAATAGATGAGTTAGCAAATATTGACCCAAATGTAAATAAAAAAGAGTTAGAAAGAATTATTCGTGCAACATGGCAGGACAATCCAGAATACAATCCGCATATAAATCTGCATGGATATAAATTTGTTTTAAAAAGTGAAAATCCTAAATGAGTGAAGACTATAAAGTATGGCCAATTGGAAAACTACCTAAAGAATTTCAAAGACCAGAGCTTGACCAGATAAAAGAAAAGGGTTATGAGTGGAATGACCCTAGAGATGTTGTCGATCTTTTTGAGAAAAAGGTCGCAAAGTTTGCTGGAGCAAAGTATGGAATTGCCGTTGACTGCTGTTCTCATGCATTGTTTCTATCTCTACAATGCGTTAAACGTTTTTCTTTACCAAATGAAAAATCAGAGACACTTAAAAAAATTGGAGGTGTTGGAACGCATGGAGGTATCTGGAAAAAGACAGGACAAAAAACACTTATTCCAAAAATACAAATACCAAAATATACATACGTTTCCGTTCCTATGCAAATTCGTCATGCTGGATTTTATTACGAGTTTAAAAATATAAAATGGAATGGAGTGTATCAGCTAAAACCTTTTAACATTTTTGACGGAGCGACTAGATGGACAGAAGGAATGTATCAGGGAGGTCTTCATTGTCTTTCTTTTCAAATCAAGAAAAGAGTTCCTATTGGGAAAGGTGGTATGATCTTAACAGACTCGAAAAGAGATGCGACATTTCTGAGGAAGATAAGATACGATGGCAGAGACCTAGACATACCATACATGAATGATGATTTTGAATACATGGGGTGGCACTACTACATGACACCAGAAGATGCAGCTCGTGGTATTCTTTTGATGGATGAAATACCTTCTGTAAATGAAGATACAGGAGGGTGGGAAAACTATAGTGATTTAAGTGAAAAGAGAGCGTTTAATGAAAGTTTTAATTAGTGGAATATCAGGGCAAGATGGTTCTTATCTGTCTGAGTATTTAATTGAAGAAGGTTATGAAGTTTATGGACTTGTTCGTAGACATAGTGTTGCAGAAGATCAAAGCACACGATTAGAACGTATCTATTCTTCTTTGAAAAAAGTTTTTTATGCAGACCTTCTTGATGAGCACGCACTCTATCGAGTCATGGAAGAAGTAAAACCTGATGTAATTTACAATCTTGCAGCTATGAGTCATGTTCGTATAAGTTTTGATGTTCCCTCTTTTACAATCAAAACAAATGCACTTGGTGTTTTGAATATGCTAGAGATTGCACGTAATGTTGTTCCTAATGTAAAATTTTATCAAGCATCTTCCTCTGAGATGTTTGGAAACAATGTTAATGAAGATGGATATCAAAATCTACAAACACCAATGCATCCTGTAAGTCCATATGGTTGTGCAAAGGTTATGGGATATAATTTAACAGTACATTATCGTAATGCATATAAAATGCACGCTTGTAATGGTATTCTTTTTAATCACGAAAGTCCAAGGCGAGGAACAAACTTTGTTACAAATAAAGTTGTTAAAACTGCGGTACAGATAAAAGAGGGATTAGTTGATAAGCTTGAACTAGGAAATATGGACAGTAGCCGTGATTGGGGTCACTCATATGACTACGTTAGAGCGATGCACAAAATTGTAAACCATGATGAGCCAAGTGATTGGATTGTTGCAACAGGTGAAAGTAAAACAGTTCGTCAAATGTGTGAATACGTATTTCGTAAACTTAATATGGACTATAAAGATTATGTTGTTCAAAATCCTAAATTCATGCGACCAGAGGAGCTTAAATATCTTCGAGGTGATTCACTTCGAACAAGAAAAGAATTAAAATGGACACCAAAATATACGTTTGAAACAATGCTTGATGAGATGATTGACTATTGGGATTTTCATTTTAACGGAACTCCAATTATTGCATAATGGTTGAACTCCTTAGCAATATTTCTTGGATAAATTATCCTGCAACATTTTTATATGACATGACTGTTGTTTTGATGGGAACTTTTATAGGGTGGTATTTGAGATCACCTGTTGTATATTTGCTTATTTCCATTTACTTTGGACTCGCAATCTGGTATCAAACGACATGAGCGGTTGGTTAGTTGCACTAACAGGTTTTATCTATCTTTATGTGTCTATTGAGATGCTGTTTAAAAGCGATCATGCACTGTCAATTGTTTACTTTGGATATGCCCTTGCAAATGTTGGATTGTATCTTGCAGTCACTCGGCTGAATTAATATTAAACTTTTGTTAAATCTTTGTTATTTTTCCCAATTTCATTTTTACCTAACATAAGTAGTTTTGTTCCAATATTAACCCTCACTCTATGGAGAAAACTTCTATGAACCTGATACGTTCTATACTTTATGTTGTCTTAATTCTTTTCGTTTCAGCTGGTTTAATTTATCCTGTTTTTGCTGGTTCTTATGTCGAATATAAAAACGAGTATAGTATGAAATCATGGGATAAGACAGGCTCAGTCGATCATCTTAGGTTTGGTTATAAGGCAAAAAATAATCTTTATGTTGAGGGTGGATATATGACAGGAGGGTATAGTTGGGAGACAGGGTATAAATTTAAAGTGACTGATAAAGTCACTCTAAAGGGAAAACTAGAAAATAAAAATAGAGATGGAACATCAAAAAGTAAAATAGAAACTGAAATTCGATTTAACTTCTAAACTCTTTTTGCCTTTCTTAACATAGCCATCTTTTTATAAGAGACAAACCATTGTTCGACAGTCTTTATTTTCTTTTCTGAAAAAGTGGTTTTGAGTTTTCTTTTTGCATATTCTTTTTTAGTTAGTTTTGCAAACTCTTTACCAATAAACATAGAACAAAGTTTAAGATAGTCAGCTCTAAAACTCCAATCGTGGTTCATGTTTCCGCAGAGGTGAGCAAACTCATGTAGAATAGTTGGTTTGGACATTCCAGATATCGGATTAATTTTCATCACTCCATTTCCATATGCCATACCAGCACACCTGTGACCTTGAAGTTTTTTCAATACAGGTGAAAAAGAAACATTAGCTTTTTGTGAAATGTATTTTGATTCTTTATTCTTTTTACATAGTTTCTGATATGTTGCAGACTTGGAAACTTTCTTGAAAAATCTTTCAACGTCTTTCCATTCCATGTAACCGTCACTTGTTAAAGTTTCAAGTTTTGCTCTCGTAACTTTACACTTAATATTTTTGACTTCTCTAATGGCTGCATTTTCAGCATCATACACTTTTTGTTGGGAGGAGTCTCTATATCCTTTACGACCATATCCATTTTGCCGTTTGGCTTTAGACCAATAGTCAATATACTTATTTGCAAGAGTGTAGGTAGTCATTCCTTTTGGAATAGGATATTTTGATATCATATCTTGAATCTCAAAAAGATTGGGATAATGTATTGTTTCTGGTTTACTCATTTGTCGGCCATTCAAGAAGAAACATTTCCATGAGTAAATCTCTTACTTTCTCACGATCAATAGAATCAGCACAAAATTCATTTCCAACAGGATTTTTTAAGTATTCCATAACACAGGCTTGAATTTGTTTTTGGTTGGCACTCATATCATAGATACCACCAACACCATAAAAGGACTCCACATACTTACAAAAATCACTAAAGTCTTTTTTTGTGACTTTTTTCGTATTGTTCCAATCACTCTCATTAATATATGTAATCATCAATTTTCCTTTTTCTCGATCTTACTTTTAGAGTATATCAAAAGATAATGGCATTGTCAACAAAAAAGAATCGTTTAAAATCAATGACTTAAAAAAAATAAAAAAAGAATCGTTTAAAATCAATGGCTTAGAGAATAAAAAAAAATAAAAAAAAGAATCCTTTAAAATCAATGACTTACAGAAAATTATTTTCTTGACAATGCCCTTGTCTTTTGATATAGTTAAAAAGAATTGAGAATTATCCACAAAAAGGAAATATTGTGAGTAAAATAGAAGAAGAATATGTCATAAGTCTTAAAGGTAAAGAGATGTTCAGAAGTAAATCTGAAAAGGATGCTAGGTCTGCTTTTCATAAACTAAGAAAAAAACATGGTAATGATGTAGAGGTTGTTAAAGGTGTTGGTTTAACAGATGCCCTGAGAGCGGTTGTTGAGCTCGAAAAAAAATTATTTGAAGTAAACAAGCTTCGGAGGAGAAAATGTAGTGCAGGAAAAAGACTACAATTTGGTTGGCTGAAGATAAAAATTGAAGAAGAATTAAAAACATTGAGAGAAAAGGAAATATTATGAGTTGCGAATTTAATGAAGAATTATTAGAAAACTTTTTTGAAGAAGGTTTGGAACTCGGACTAACCGAGAAAGAGGCTGCCGAGTTTGCACGAAAGAAATTTGAGGAGGCTCAATAATGTTTTTCGACAAACAAAAAAAGGTAAAACTTCCGAAGCCAGAAGATTTTACAAGTTATAAAGATTATGTAGATGCATTGGATAGAACCATATACGGCATGACGATTGGAGAATATAATAAAGTTATTGCTGACTTAGAAAAAGAAGAAGAATTTTTGCAGATGTATGTTATGAAGAAATCAAGAAATGAGAGGACTACAAATGATTAAACCTTTAAAAATGATATATTGTGATGCCCTTACGGCTCGTATCATGTGTGTTCTTAAATTTGATGATGACCCATATGAAGTTTTTCCAAAAATGGATATCAATAATATGGGTTCAGTTGAATTTGATACAGACGAGAATGGATGCTTCAAAACATCAAAAAGAACCATAGACAAAATTTTTGATAAAAATGGTAGAGAATATAAAATTACGATTGAAGCAGTATGAGAAGAGAAATAGATAAAGAGGTAAAAATAGGTGACTCTTTTTCCTACAAAGGATTTAGACTTTGTAATCGTGGGTATGAAGATGAGGATAGGATTATCTCAAATTGGTTTGTGATTGTTGACTCAAAAGGAGAATCAATAGAGCTGGTTCAAGGATTCACTTATGATGATACAGGAGTTATAAAGTACTTCAAAAATTGGGTGGAGCATTATTGGTACGTATGGATAACACTTCCATATGAATCATAAAAATATTAAAAAAACTATTGACTTTAAATATACTATATAATAATGTAAAGGAATGACTATGTTAGCTAAAGATGTGATTATGAATAATCCTGAGATATCTTATAAAAATACTCTTGGAAACAAGGTATATGGAAAAATTGAAAGTGTCGAATCTGTCAATGTGTTGCCTGTATCTTCTGCAACAAAAGAGGGCAATCCGCTCACTAAAAAAGAAATAAATTATCTCAAGAAAAAATCAGAATATTTTCAAAAGAAAACATTGTCTGAAGCTTACTATGTTGTAAAAAGATTTTCATGTGATGGTGGATTTGATTATCTTGCTTTAGACGATCCCTCTATTACACCAAAGTAGAAAGAACGAAATGTTAGGAACAATTATAAATGCTGGAGTATACCTTCCAAAGTATACAACAGGAGCGTTTGTACTCATTACAAACATATATGCCAATGTACAGGGTAATGAAATTAATATGCAATTAAGAGATGAGTTTCAGACTTTACAGGAATGTGAAGCTGAGATTGATCGTTTTGAAAATAGATCGGAACTTGCATATATATTAAGAGGAAATGAAAATTTAAAATTTATTATGAACTGTGAGGAGAAAGGAAAAAATGTTTAATGGATTATTTGAGACAGGAGGAGCAGTTCTTCTGTCAACTGTGATTGCTTATGATGACAATTCACGTTTAGAAGACCTTTATGTAGTAAGGACTCCATACGAAAATATATTGCGTTGCGAAACTGAAAAAGAAGGTCTAAGTCAGTCAGTAATTCAAGAGTATACTTTTTTACAGAATGTGAAGCAAAACTTTCCTACTTTAAATAAAGATGGATTGATATTACTGAAAAATGTTTGTGTAGAGGAAGATGTGAGTGAGTCAGAATGATCGTATAAGACTTTTTGTTGGGTGTGCTCCAAATGGAGAAGATGCAGAAAGTCAAATGGTTCTTGAATATACTGCAAGAAAACATTCATCCCTCCCTGTTGATATCGTCTGGATGAAGATTAGCTCAGATGAAAATGATTTTTGGGGTGGTTGGAAAAGTGAACTCTGGTCGACTCCGTTTAGTGGATTTAGATGGGGAATACCTGAGTATTGTAGTTTTCAAGGACAAGCCATCTATATGGATTCCGATATGATAATTCTGCAAGATTTAGCAGAGTTGTGGAATGAGCCTTGGAAAGATCGTGCAATACTTCAATCAAAAGGTGGCTGGAGGTTCTGTGTTGCAAAGTGGAACTGTGAACGTGCAGAACATCATATGATACCTCTAAGACGCATGAAAAACATACCAGAAAGTCATTTAAGATTATGCAATCTCTTTCCAAGTAAACCGCATCTCTGTCAGGACTTTGATCGTAGATGGAATAACTATGATGGAGAAAATGACCCTATAGATGAAATTAAGATTATTCATTATACTGATATGAGTACTCAACCACATTTTAAATATGCCTTTCCTCGACTTGAAAAGAATGGAAAACAGCATTGGTATGATGGCCCTGTTCGTGACCATAGAAGAAAAGATGTTGTTGAAACCTTCGATAAATATTATGATGAAGCACTAAAGAGTGGTATGAAAGTAGAGGATTATATTCCTTCTGAATGGATTGATTACCACAAGCTAAGTCAAAAAGACTATCGAGCAAACAATGGATTTGATGTTACACAGGGTGAGTAAAATATGGAAGTAGATTTTGTTGGAGATGTTCCCTCATCTCCTAGAAATGTTATTTTTGCATCATGCGATTCTAATTACTTTTATGACCATGCACCAGCATTAATTACAAGTTGCTGTAATGCAAATAATTCTTTGCATATTCACATTGTAAATCCTCCTGATACAATCTGGTCAGATACAGTTCTCTTTAAAGAAAAAGCAAAAGTTTTAAATAAAGATATCTCTCTTACAATTTCTGGAGAGGTGAATAAAAGTGATGTTTTACGAAACGAGCCAAGAACGTATTATGCTTGTAATCGTTTTATTATGTTACCAACATTCCTGCAACAGTTTAAAAAAATGCTTGTCATTGACATTGACTGTTTTTTAATGAAACACATTAACTTTGATGATTTTGAAGGTGCAGACATTGGTATCTTTCTTCGAGAACCTTTACCAAATATGGGTGAGCAAACAAGTGTTGCAGCTGGAGCTTTCTATGCATCAGAAAAAGGTATGGAGTTTGCACAAGCACTTTCTTCTACACTTCTTGGAAATAAACTTGATTGGTTTGTTGACCAGATAGCACTTTGGAAACTTTATAATCATTTTAAAGATGTTAAAAGAGATTTGAAAATTATGGATTTGGGGGATAATATGTTTATGGATTGGGAGTTTGTTGAGGGTTCTACAATATGGACAGGAAAAGGGCCTCGGAAATATGAGAATCCTACATACCTTGAAATGAAAGAAAAATTAAACAAGACCTTTGATAGAGCGAGTATCTTTAAATGAATGTTCTCATATTAAAACCTCGACTTGACATTATGTTCAAGAAAGGGCCTGTTCCAACACAGAGAGGTGATATACCTCCAATACGGCAACATTGGAAAAACTTTGTTGAAGAAAGAGTTGCATATCACAAGTTTCAGAAAGACAATGTAAAAGTTGTCGAACTTCCTCTTTGGCAAATGACTCCAAAACTTGTAGAGGATTTTAAAGCAGACCTTACCTACATTCCACATAAAGAGAGACAAAATTTTATGGCTCCTTCTTCAATGAATGTTCGGTATTATATGCAAACTGTTTTTCCATGGCTATTTTCTGTTGATGAAAATGGTTGGGGCGGTGGAAAAATGTTTCAAGTTAAATTAGATGATGAAGAAAAGCAGACAAACATTTATGAAGAATATAAAGAAGAATATGCAAATAAAAATATTAGTAAGTTCGATCAGCCAAAAATAGATGAGAACATAAAACTATTTCCTTACTATGTATTCTTTCCATGTCAACTTCCGCATGATGAAACAATTCAATATCATAGTGATTATTCGGTGATAGAGTGTTTATCTGAACTGATGAACTTTACAATGCATTGGGGAATACCTCTTATTGTAAAAGGGCATCCTGTAAATCCTGCATCAATGGCCCCACTCAAGGAAATCGTTCTTGAGAAACAAAAAGAAAAACCTGATATGATAAAGTGGGTAGAGAATGTCAGTATTCACCAATGCGTTAAAAAGTGTTATGCAGTTTATACTGTCAATAGTGGAGTCGGTATGGAAGCATTACTGCATGGTAAGAAGGTGTTTCGATTTGGTCGAACAGACTATGATGAAGTCTCCTACAAAGTAGAGCCCAATTATAATTCACTAAGATACAATTGGAAAACAACTCCTGACCTTATTCAAGATAAGTATCCACGCTTCTTTGAAAAGTATGTTCAAAGTCACATAGATACTCGTAAATGGGTTTGGGATAGACTTCCTAGATAACAGATGCAATTGACGATAGAGACTTTACAATTAACTCTGCTTTAATTTTTAAATCTTCTTTCTTGATTGAGTCACGAATATTTTCAACCTGTAGCAGATCATTAATAAGTTCGTTATACTCATCATTGTCAATTCTTTCATCTTTTAAAAATTCTTTGTATGTATTAATTTTATGAAGATATTTTATCTTAATTTTATCAAGCTCATCTTCATCTTTTTGGTCGGACATTTATTTTAACCTTTTGCCAAATGTTTGTATTGCTTCATCTGTAATCTCTGCAATCGTTTCTTTCTTCAAGATACAATATCCTTCACTTGGATTCTTTCTTGAATAATATTCTTTTGTTAGAGAATGAATTTGATTATATATGTCTTCGGTATTGTTGTTGAGAGTGCCTTGGCTGTATCTTTGAAGAAAACGTGAATAATATAGCATTGATGTCGCATCCATATGTGAGCAACCTTTAGAATCGGTCGCAAGTAGATTGAGATTAACCAAATACATATATTCTATATTATCGAACTTATCTGGTATCAATCCACAGGAAGAAAGAAAAAAACATAGTAAAAAAACCTTGACTTTGCTCATAATTTACACCATAATAGTTAAATCGTAATTGTATTTATGATAAAGGAGAATTGTGATGGAAATAAAAGAATATTTATGGTGGTTTTTAATGCTAACAATGTTTGTACTATTAACGTATCCTGTTTTAAATAAACTTTGGTTTATTGTATGATTGTTGGACTTTTAGGACTTGCTGGTTCGGGCAAAGGAACTGTTGCTGATCATATAGTGAATGAGTTTGGATATGAGAAACAATCCTTTGCCTCTCCAATCAAAGATATTACAAGTACTTTGTTTGGTTGGAATAGAGCTCTTCTTGAGGGTGATACAAAAGAGAGTCGTGAGTTTAGAGAAA